ATATTACACATTATGATGCTGTTGCTAAAAATAATCATTGGCTTCGTGACCAAAAATTTGATCTTCTTGTGTGTGACGAAGCGACCTATCTTAAGAACCGTCAAACAATTCGTGCAAAATCTATCCTCGGTTCTTGGAAAGAGCGCCGTAAGTATCCGGGAGTCAAAACCAAATATACCATCTTTTTGACGGGAACGCCCGTGATGTCTCGTCCCATAGAAGCATTCTCGTTACTCAATTTCTTGGATAAGGAAAGGTTCAATAATTTCTTCCATTTCACGCAACGATATGGGGGATGGAAGGGTCAAGCACCGATGAACCTCCAAGACCTGCATGACCGTACTAAAGACCTGGTTATTCGTCGTAAGAAAGATCAAGTGCTCACCGAGTTACCCGCAAAACAACGGAATGACTTGTATGTGGAATTGACAAAAGACGAACGGAAAGAATATAATCAATTATTAAAAGAACTGTTTGGGAAATGGAAGATGGAAGGAAAGCCGTCTGTGAAACATATGCCCAAGTTGCAGGGATTCTTGATTGAAAAGAAACTCCCACGACTACTGGAAATGATTGATGAATTCTTGGACAACGATAAACCGATCCTCATTTTCAGTAACTATATCGCCCCTCTTAAATTCTTATTAGAACATTATGGGGATCAAGCGGCAATATTGACAGGTGAAATGAACAGGAACGAACGTCAAGAAACGATTGATAAACTGGTATCGGGAAAAGCAAAGATTGGACTCTTCAGTCTATTGGCAGCAGGTATGGGTATTGACGGATTACAGCACAAGATTGATACCGTGGTGTTCCTCAACATGGACTACGTGCCTGCAAATCACGAACAAGCAGAGGACCGTACCCATCGTATTGGTCAAAAGTCCCAAGTCCAAGTCTATTATATGATTTGTGACGGGACGATGGACGAATATATGCGGGATATTTTGAAAGAAAAGCAGGAGGTAGCAGATATGATTGTGGATGGCGCACTGGTAACCCCTGAGAAGCAACGGTCGTATTTCAAGGAATTTGTAAGACGATTAAGTACGGATTATAACGAACGGTTTGACATAGAAAGTGTGGATGAATGATATTTATTAGTGTATAACTTTAACCAGAGGGTTTTATGCAAGAACAATCAGTTACAACAAGTACGTTTCCTACTGAAACAATTGATTTACCATCAAAAGGCGTCTTTTACCCAGAAAATAGCCCGTTACGTTCCGGAATTATAGATTTATACCTGATGACCGCAAAACACGAAGATATTTTAACCTCTCCCAACTTGATTCAAAAGGGATTGGTATTAGATAAATTAATTGATGCGTTGATCGCCACAAAAGGTGTGAAAGCATCTGATCTATTGTTAGGTGATTTGAACGCGGTGATGGTTGCGGCACGAATTTTAGGTTATGGAAAGGATTATGAAGTGAACTTATCGTGTCCATCGTGCGGTCAAGACGTAGACCAAATGGTTAATTTGACGGAATTACAAATGGAAAACGAACCAGAACAGGGAAAAATTCCGCAATTCAAAATTGTTCTTCCGGTATCAAAGAAAGAAGTTACATTAAAGTTATTGACTCGTGGCGATGAATTACGAATTGAAAAAGAAGTCAAGTCGTTGAAAAAAATCAATGGTGACGTAGATTCTGAAACCACTACACGATTAAAGTCTATCATTGCAGCAGTTGACGGAGATACAACCCCATCGGCTATCTGGCAGTTTGTAGATAGTATGTTGGTTCGGGATGCACGGTATCTTCGTGAACAATATCGACAATTAGTTCCTGACGTAAACTTTAACATTATAGTAGATTGTGCGTGTGGGGCAAATCAAACGGCGAGGTTGCCTATTGGCGCCGACTTCTTTTGGCCTGACGCCAGAGTATAAATTAATCGTTTTTAAAGACATGTTAATGGTTGCTCATTATTCTAAAGGTGCTTTTAGTGTGATGGATTTATACAACATGCCGGTATACATGAGAAACTTTTATCTCAAAGAATTCGTCAAACTAAAAGAACAAGAAAATAAAGAAATAGAAAAAATGAGAAAGAAATGATATTACTACGGGAACTTCTAGAAGAAAATATTAAAGCATATGCTGGAATGTCGGTGTCGGGGAAACCTGTACTTACCGTCGTGAATAATAAAGCATATAAAGGAATGTCTGTTTCTGGAAGTCCCGTGTACACCGTATCAGGCAATAAATTGTATAAAGGTATGGCATCCTCTGGATCACCGTTGGCTACGTTGGTGGGCGATTTGTTATTTAAAGGAAATGCAATATCGGGTTCTCCTATTGCCAAGATAGTAGGAAATAGATCGTTTAAAGGAATAGCCCCGTCTGGAGCTCCGTTGGTTACCGTACCATCTGGCGATGTTACCACATTGTTTGCGGCAACCTATCACGTCTTGTTTGAGTAAATAAATGGCAACTACTGAAGAAGAACTAAAACGCCTAGAAAGAGAATTACGACAAACAAGTATGATGACCAGTGCAGTTAGATCGGCACAGTCACGATTCATTTCTACTATGACACGACATTCTGATGCCGTGTCTAAAAGTATTATTACTACCTTGCAAGAAATAAAGGGATCGTCCGATAATACGAAATTAAGCAAAAAACGTCTGGAAGTATTACAAAAACAATTGGAAAAAACGCAGCAAGACCTAACTGCAACTACTGCTCGTATAACCGCGTTGAGAAGTATTACCACAAGAACAACCGAACAAGAAAAAGAACTACAAAAATTAATCGCTGCCGAAGAAAGACAAAAAACCGCAGTAGACAATCTTACGGACGAAATAAAAGCTAAAACTGAAGAACTAAAATACGTAAAATTTCAAACGTTAGCAACCACCGTTACTGCATTGGCAGGTGGTATGATGTCACTTGCTGCATCAGTACGTGAAACACAACAACGATTTGGAATTGCAGCAGATCAAGCGGCAGGATTGCAGTTTAAGAATCTAAAACAAAGTATGTCCAGTTATGTGGACGCACTTACTGGTCGCGGACCTGCGGCTACTATGGAACAGATTGCTGCTACTCAAGAAGCGTTTCAACAACAGTTTGGTGGAGTATTAGATCCTGAAGCAGCAAAGCGGTTGACACAAGAAGCAATTAAGATGGGTGTTACTGCTGAACAAATGGCAGACGCTCGTCGTGTATTTATGACACAAACTGGCGGAGATCTAAATAAAGCCACTAAGCAAACTGACAAGTTTATAGGGGAATTCAAGAAAAAAGGATTAACTGCGAAGGACGCAATGCAGGCAATTCAACAAAACTCTGAGTTGTTGGCACGGAATGGAACAAGATTTGCAGGATCATTTGCACGTGCTGCAGCAGATGCGGTAAAAATTGGAGTAAATCTCAGTAAAATTAGTCAAGTTGGCGATAACATCATCAGTGATTTCGAAGGATTCTTGGAAAGTCAAGCTGAATTGGGAGCCATGGGGTTTGGGTTTGATTCCAGCAGGTTAGCAGAAATTGCCGAAACGGGAAGTGATGCAGATCTGTTTAATGAATTACGTTCTCAATTGTCAGCAACAGGAAAAGATATTAATAAACTTCGGCGATCCGAACGGTTAGCGTTGGAAAGCGCATTTGGTATTAATATCAGCGAAATGCAGAAATTGGCAACCCCACCAGGAAAAGAAGGATCTGGTGAAAAAACGATGGAGCAATATCAAGAAAACACGAATAGTTTGTTGACAACTGCGGTGGGCGTACTTGAAGGAGTAGGAAAAGGTTTGGCAGTAATTGGAAGTGTTATATCAGGAATAATTGCCGCTAGTACTGCAATAACTGCTGCTAATACAACTGCAATTGTAACAGCAATGGGAGCCACAATACCTGCTATATTGACCGGAATACTCTCTGCGCTTACACCATTGGTTGGAATAGGCGTAGCGATTGCCTCTATTTGGGGAGCTATTCAACTTTGGAAACTTGGATCCAAAAATGTTGAAGAAGGAAAAGAAAAAATACGAACGGGTCAAGAAGGCGGAACTGGTCAATTAATTAAAGGACGAGCACAACAAGGTGCTGGAATAGGTGCTGGTAGTGGTACTGTATTAGGTGGTCTTGTAGCAGGTGCATTATTGACTGGAACAGGAGTTGGTGCAGGGGTTGGTATACCATTAATGTTGGCTGCTATGGGAGCTGGTGCAGCCGCTGGTGGAGCTACTGGTGGTGTAATAGGTGCGGGCACAGGAGCAGTACAAGCCGGTAATTTGAAACGAACTAAAGGTGATGACGTAGTTTCTAAACCCGGCTACGGTAAACGAGCACTATTAACACCAAGTGGTATAATTGCCTTAAATAATAAAGATAACATTATTGCATATGCAGATGACTTTGATGGTACTAAAACACTTCCCAAGGGATCAATAGTTAATCAAGCATCTGATAGTGCAAGGAGTGTAGCAAAAGATACAATTCAAGGTATAATCATTAAAAAAGTAAATGAAAAAGCTGTAGAAAAATCTGTTAGTGCAACTGCTCGTATGATGGCCAACAGTATACCATTTGTCGGAGATTTTGTTGGCGGTGCAATGGTATTACGAGATGAATATAAACGACTTGGGGATTTTAAGAAAGCTGCTGGAATTGCGGCAGGATATATGGCGGCCTCTGCTACTGCGGGAGCTTCGGCCGCGGCCCTTACTGGTGGAGTTACGGTAGCAGGTATTGCAACGGCACCCGCCGCACCTTTTACTGCTGCAGCCGCAGATATGTTGGCAAGTCCAATTGCAGGAGAGGCATATCTTGCAGGAGTTCATAAAACAATAAAACCGGCAGACGATTATATTTCCTACGCAGACGACTTGATGGGTGGTAGAAAATTGCCATTAGGAACCATATCTAAAATGTTTTCTGTATATAACCAAGGCGGGTCAGGCGGTGTTAAATCCAACTTAATGTCCAACGGACTCGGACTTGCCAATAAAAATATACCTGGATTTTCCAAGTATATGCCTCAAGCCACTGATTTATATGGAACGTACAAACAAAGTGGTACTGCTGGATTAAAGGCAACTGCACTAGAAAAGGGACTTGGGTTTTTGGGAAATAGAATTCCGCAATTATCGGGATCTATTGACGCATATAAACAAGGTGGCGTTACTGGAGCAAAATCTAGTTTGTTGAATACAGGATTGGGATTATTGGGTAAAAAATTCCCATCTCTCTCCGGTTCAATAGATGTGTTTAAAGAAGGTGGTTTTGGGGGGTTGAAATCCAATTTAATGAATAAGGGTACAGAACTATTGGCCAAGAAGGTTCCTGGTTTATCTGGTGTAATGAGCGCATTTTCTGCCTATAAAAAAGGTGGGGTAGCGGGTGCATTAGGATCATTGGCGCAAGGTGGTATAGGAAAAGGTATTGGTGCCGCAATCGGAACGGCAATTCCGATTCCGTTCGTTGGTACTGCACTTGGATCATTGGTAGGGTCAAAACTCGGTAAGTTGGCGGGTGGGTTGTTTGGGAAGAAAAAACAACAAACTACAACTATAAGTCCTGAGATGATGCAAGCAGGAGCAGTACCTGATTTATCTACATTCTTGGGTTCACAAGCACGCCGGGAAGAAACTAAACAAGCACCACAACAACAAGTCACCGTAGATACCAGTGGAATAGAAAATAAATTAAATAATTTTATTAACGCATTGCAAAATATTCAAATTAACATGGATGGTACTAAGGTGGGTAAAGTGTTAGTTAACAGTAGTGACGCAGCAATGTCAGCTGCCGGATTTCGTGTACAATCCAGATAATTGAGAAACTTTTATGGCATTTACGAATCTTGAAGAACGATTCAATAAAAATGTAGATAAACTATATGCCGGGGCTAAGTCTAAATTTGAGAACGGCGTCCCGAGTACTGGTAGAAATGATGATCCATTAATTGTAAGAGAACCGAATAATGGATATTGGAACGTTGCAGAAAGTCGTTCTACTCCAATTACAAGTACTGCAAATGACGTGAAACGGTTGACGTTATTTACACTGAGTAAACGAGGTATTGCCTTTTTAGCAAAACAACAATTATTACAGACGGGTAATACGTTTGAGTCAACCCGTATAATTAATCCAGCATTTCATATATCTAACGCAACTCCATTTCTTCACACCAACCGTGCACTAGATTTACCGATAACAGGACGAGGAATTGGTAGACAACTACTAGGAAATAATGCACTCTCCAGAAGAATATTTGGTAGTGGTGAGCAAAAGAAAGATGTAGAGTCACTTAGAAAAATAGGACAACTACAAAACGAAACGTATAATAAAGCAATAAATAGAAAAGATTTAATCGGTGGGGTTTTGAAAAAGATTCCGGTGATTGGACAAACGGTTTCTGCTGCCAGAGCAAAGCGTAGTGTTGGCGATGGAATTTATACATATAAAGAAAGTAGACCAGAACTTGCCACCTCGCGTGAAATTCAAGCTGCTGGAAAGGCGTTGTCTCTCGTAGGGAATGCCCTCGGTGATCCAATGACAGGATTACTTGGACAAACACTAAGTTTATTTGATGTTGGTTATATTATGACCAAACACCGTGGCGACAAGACAAAATTTCAAAAAAATCAAACTACTATATATAATCCAAAATATGGTCCGTCGTTATTAGCAGGGACATATGAAACTTATTTGACCTTGACCAATAATAAAAAAGATTTCGTTCACGGAAACGTACGTAGAGGCGTACCTGGACCAAAATCAGAAAATATTATATACGGAACTCCTTTTTCTGATATAGTGAAGACGGATACAAAGACAAATTTATTAAACCGATATAGAAACCAAGAATTATTTAAGTACGATTCTGGGTTTGATGTTGATCAAACTATTAAATTGAATAAAATAATATATAGAGTAAACACTACACAATGGCATATTGATAATACTGACCGAAATATATCGGTAGACACAGTTCCATATTTAAAATATTTTTCCGCCGACAAAGAGGCTATAAATAAACAAGACACGTTTAGTCTAGATGCACGAGCTCGTGCTCGGGATTCAGACGGGAAAAGAAAAAAAATATCATATTTGAAAGATCCGGCAAATGAAACTGCATCCCCCGACACATACAACGCACAAAACGTTCAAGTTCCATATAAATTTATCAACGGCGCACCAGACTCATTTGATGACCCGATCACCGTGTCATTTGCAATGGGTAATGACGACAGCATACGGTTTAGAGCATTTATCAAAGATATACAACAATCCATAACACCACAATACAACCAACTACAGTATATCGGACGTATTGAAAAATTTATAAACTATGTATCCGTACAACGGGAAGTATCATTTAAGTTGGGAGTAATTGCTTTCTCAAAAGATGAAATTGATAGCGTATGGAGACGCATTAATTATCTCACTGGATTGGTTTTTCCATACGGATTTAATCGTGGAATACACCAGCCGAACATAGTTAAATTAACAATAGGAAACATATTCAAAGACCAACCAGGATATGTAGCGTCATTAAATACGTCATTTAATGAACTTTCCGAGTCATGGGATATTGATAGAGAAGTACCAATTTCTGCACAAATGGATATTAAATTTGTAATCATAGAAAAAGCAACAAAGATAGCAGAATCACCATTCTATGGTATAACGGAATCTGGCATAGAAGGTTTTACAACCCAAATAGACACAAAAGACAAATTGAATTCTCTTGACCCAACTAAAGCGCCCACGGTGAGACCAATTACTACTTCCGTAGAACAACGATCACCAACAACTACGACGACAGTCAACCAACAACGCCCTGCCCCTGTGATAACAACGGGTCCAAGAAATCCTCAAGCAGTTCCACCAAGTACAGTTACTAATAACTTACTTGGAGGGTTTTCTAATATCAATAGACCGACTGGTGCAGGGGGGTTATCAAATCCATTTACGAGACGCAATGGTTAATCTTTTGTACTTTTTCTTGGAATATTTTTTATGACTAGATATATAGTAAATCCTACCATTAATAAAACTATAAACGGTAAACGATATTATAGTACAGTAATACCGACTGACGTAGTTGAAGAACAAATACAATATACTCACGTTGCACGTATTGGCGATAGATGGGATACTTTAGCATACAAGTATTTGGGATCTGCAAAATTATGGTATGTTATCGCAAGTGCTAATAATTTATTGAACGGTTCAATATTTATTAAGCCAGGCACCACAGTAATAATACCAGAGGTTTAATATATGGCTGCACCGCATGGTTACGGATCCTTTGATTATAAAGTAATCAATAAAAACATAACACAAATATTGGACGAACGTTCACGACTGAACAATACAGTTCAAGTTGCGATGCCGTTTGTTAAAGCAACAACTACCATACAGTTGGATGCTGTACTGAAACCTGGTAATATTGGATTTACTCTTGGACTACACGCAATTGACGAAGATGTAAAACATGAAGATATGTTTTCTTCACAGGAAGGAGACTTACCATTAGTAGGATACACATATGCAGAAGATGGAACATCTAGACGGGTATATTCAATAGATCCAACTGAGGAAATGGTTGCTAAAGTATTTGATTCAAAGGCAAGATTATTTAAAACTACTGAGTTTTTAAGGATTCCGCCACCTGGCATAGAACAAGTTACTATTGGTAGAAATAAAAATGGGTTGATTGCAAGTGCTCAACTTAGTATAAACGTACCCTCTTTAATACAACTAGAAACATTACACAAAACATTTTTAGTACCAGGACTAGGAATGGTACTTGAATGGGGGCAGCAGTTTGCACCAAACTCTACAGAAACCTTATCCGATGGTACAGTTACGGATTATATGTTCCCTTGGTATAATCGTGATTTACTCTTACCTTTATTGAAACGTTTGGGTGCGAATAAGGTTGGTCTAGAGGAAATATTAAAAGAATATGTGTATCCAACCAATGGACAATACATGTGGATGTTTGGTCGAGTAGCAAACTTTAACATAAATTCCAATTCAGATGGATCTTTTAAAGTAAGTGTAAAAATCGTCGGTCCATCAGAGGATTCTTGGGCATATGACACCAAACGTACAGTAATTCCACCGTTTATTCCTCAACGAGAAGATGGATCATCGCAATTTTTCTGTGCAAGTAAAACAAATAGTATATACTCATATTTTACAGAAACTACAGTGGGTCCAAACTTCAAAACAAAATTGGATGATACATTAAACGAAAGTAAAAACTCTCCGTGGGCAAAACATGTAATACGATTTGAAACAGGTAATAAAAAGAGTGGTGATCCACTTCCCACCGAAACAAAACCAACCGTAAGTCAAAACAGTTTTGCTGATGCAGAAAACGCATATTTCATTTCATGGAGATTTTTCGTAAATGAAGTTTTGAATGGCGCCGAAAATAGTATACGGAGTTCTGTATTTGGTAATGCACTGATTGATAATGAATATGAACTTGGTAAAGTTGGAATGCTTATGCCATACGCACATGGACCAAATAGACAGATTAGGGGAGATGCGTTGGCGGATCCTACAAAATATGGATATATTGATGACCCATATGAATCATTTGTTGGAATGAATTCCTATTTACGATCCATTGATCCGTCTACCATGATAATCGTTAATGATTTGGCAGTAAGTTTAGCAAGTGGAAGTCAACAATATAAATTGGCAGCATCCGAGAAAAACATTTTTCAAGATACGGCAGAATCTAGTAAATTTAAGCAAGTTGGATTGTTTGAAAAATCTACAAGTGCGTTTGAACCGGAAGCAAAAGATCGTGGATTCTTAAGCGCAGGTGTATGGATAAACCACAAGGCAATCGTTGAATCCATGATACAAGCAGATACTCTTATGAGAGGTATTGTTAATTTATTGGAAAGAATGAATTTGGCAACAAACCGATATTGGAATCTTACATTAGATACGGTTGAACCAGATAAACAGTTTGATTCTGCTTATAATTACATGGTTGTGGATTTGAACTATAAAGAAAGTTCAGAACGAGCAGTTAGTAAATTTATTGACGATGTACATATCTTTAATAAATATGTTAGAGTTGATAGAGACAGTGGCGAATTGATTGGATCAGAATTAATTGAAAATAGTGTGGATCTTTCTCTACCAAAGTTGATGTTTACTCAAATAGCAACGTTGGGATTGGTTCAACCAAAAGATATAGAAGCTGTAATGCGGAAACCTACCCAAACAAATGGTGAACCAACAGAACCAGAACCAGAAAGTCCAAAAATATCCGATCCAAATGATGCGTTGCGTAGAATGTTTGCAATAACTTCATTAGTGGCACCAACGGATACCGCACAAGGTCCAGATTTAACTATTCCACCAAAAGTAGAACGACAGACACTACTAGATGCACAAGCACAATGCAGTGGAGAAAATACTCAAGTAACTGCACAAGCGGCAGGAATGGGAAATAGAGCGGGATCGCCGGCAATCCCAGAAAATTTAAAAAATAAAAGCGTTGAAGATTTAGAAAAACAGAAACAACAAAATAAAGAACTACTACAATCCGACGTATGTAAAAAATGTACTACATGTGAAAGTTCACAAACAACTACGCCCCGACCGACCGGACAAAATTCATATGTGTCAAAATCAGGACGAATAATAACCATTCCGGTAAATACAAATAGTCCAGGAAAACTCGACAGTACTAAAAAATTATATGCAGCAGGACATAGAAACGGACAATTAAGTACTTCTCTACTAGTAGCAGGCACAGGTGGCGCCTATCTGTATAAGGATGTTGCTGCAAAGTGGAATCAATTAGTTGCAGCTGCAAAAACTGAAGGTATTAATTTGACACATAACTGGGCATATCGTTCATTAGCCGAACAGATTCGTATAGCCAAACAAGAAGGATTGTACAAACAAGAAGCACCACGAGATAGTACAAACTCTACGGGTAAAGCAGCAGATCCAGGAACTTCAAATCATGGATGGGGGTTTGCTCTTGATATAAACGTGGGAAAAAGTTATACAAGTAAAAACTATCTATGGCTAAAACAAAATGCAAGTAAGTATGGATTTGCAAATACGGTAGATGGGGAACCACATCACTGGGAATATATTGGCCCCATATCCGATCCACCAAGAGCCAGTACACCACCAACGCCAAACTCTACACCTACCACACCACCCACTCCGAAACCTGACGGTACATGCACTGACTTTTTAAGTAAAAATCAAGAAGAATGTAAAAAATGTAAATCGGCAGAACTAATAAATTCTCAAATTGATAAAGTACTACCCGATAAACAAAAATTTACAATTGTCACCCGACAGTTTGAGGGACTACAGAATTTATTCAAGTATATAGAGATATTTCCAGATTATATGACTGCTGCAATTACGGGAACCGCAGACGGAAATGTAGCAAACGCATTTGGTGCTTCGCCAGGTTCGTTGGCAATCAAAGCAGATTTAACTTTACCTGGTATAAACGGAATGCGAGTAGGTGAATTATTTTGGATAGATCGTATCCCTTCTTTTTATAAAGCATTTGGAGCATTCCAGATTATGAGTATTGAAGATGTTCTCGGAACGGATGGATGGAAAACTAAAATTCATGCCCAATTTAATTATCTAGGAGAACGTTGGAAATCGGCAATGGAATCTAGACTCAGTGGAAGAACAACATGATTGATCAAAAAATATTGGATTCTTTATATAAAAGTAATGAACAGCAACTAAAAGAATTCTTAGAACCTATTCCGCAACAGATATCTCCTATAGTAACACAGAAAGATGTTACTAACAAATATATGATTAGATATTTTGTACGACAAGTAAACGATCAACTCTATGTAGTTGAAGTAAATAAACAACAATATGAAAGTTTTAAAACAAACCCACGGTTTATAACTGTTAAAATTAAATGGAAAATTATAGGAAAAAAAGAAACCACTGTACTAAGTAGCGGGGCCAAAATATACGGCGTAGATGATCAGAATCGGATTGAGGTAGAAACTGCGGACTTGACATTTGGTGGGTTACGTAGTTACATTACAAGTTATCTGGAGTACTGGTTTTCCGAGGAATAAATGATTATTAGTAGTTACGTACAGTATCAACAATTAATTCAACGTATAGATCGGGAGCAATGTATATTGATTCCGATTTTTCGTGACATACATCTGCATAGAAAAGAGAATAATATACTATGCATAGCAATTAGTTTTTTAGATCAAACATATATAATATCTATATCACACGAGGACGCCCCGTGTTTCTTGATTCCAGAGGGTTCGTATTTAACGTCAGATGACATACAAACACTTGCCTACGTTAATAATATTCCACTATCTGAATGGGAATACTGTCCCTATATCGTTGATACACATAACCAGTTTTGGAATGTTACGGATGTAAACCGATTAATTCCGTTGTCGGTGTGGTCATCTGTACTAAAAAAATATGCAGAGAAACAATGGAAGATTGTAAATACAGTCCCGCAAAATGAAACCTATGCGTCTACCGTAAGTATGATTAAAACATTACGGGAAATTGAAGATGCGGGAATCTGCGTGGATCGTAACGTACTCCAACAACATTTTGAATCTAAGACGTTACGTGCGTTTAAGAGTAATCTCGTTTATTCAGAATATAATCCATACACAACCACGGGTAGACCAAGCAATCGGTTTGGTGGGATTAACTTTTCTGCACTGAATAAATCCGATGGTACTCGTGATGCGTTTATCAGTCGATATGAGGAGGGTATATTGGTACAAATGGATTTTGAGGCATACCATCTCCGACTCATTGCGGATCAGTTTGATATTCCACTACCCAACACATCGTTACACACAGAACTTGCTAAAAAGTATTTTGGTACCGATGATATTACTGATGAATTGTATGCAATGAGTAAGCAAAAAACATTTGAGATCATGTATGGGATGTCTGATGAAACCTATGGCGTTCATCTATTTGAACGGGTAGTAGAATTACGGAAGTTGTTTCAGACTACGACGGGAACGCTAGAACTACCCAGCGGAATAACAGTAGATTTCCCAGAACCAAACGCAAGTAAAATGTTTAATTATTATGTTCAATCGTTGGAAGTAATAAAGACTTTACCTAAGTTACGTAAAATACTAGACTTATTAAAAACCACGCGGAACCACTTGATACTTTATACTTATGATAGTATCTTACTAGATATGGAACGATTTGATAAAGAATTACTTATGCAGATTGTTGCTATCTTAGAAGACAATAAAAAATTTCCTGTTCGTGTATATACGGGCACAACATATGGTAACATTTCGGAGATACGGTTATGACATTTGAAATTGGTGTACTTGGATTGGGATACGTTGGGGGAACAGTAGCGCAAGCGTATCAACGAAAGAACGTTTCCATTCACACGTATGATATTGATCCAAACAGAAATCCTACATGTGAAACGTTTGAAGAATTTTTGAATAAGGCAAATTTGATTTATGTTGCCGTGCCGACCCCGATGACACGGGAAGGTGCGTGTGATACTCGGATCGTTGAGCAAGTGGTCCATGATTTGTGCATGACGGATCAGTCCAAAGTCATTATTATTAAATCGACTGTTCCGCCCGGTACCACGGAGAAGCTACAGGAACGGTACACCAATCACACCATACTATTCAGTCCAGAGTTTTTAACGGAAAGAAATGCATTAAGTGATTTCTTAAATCAGGAAGTCATGTTAATTGGAAAGTCTAAACGGGCTTCACAAGAACTTGCTGATTTGGCACTGAGTAGTCAGGCTAGTGTCACGGAGACAATACGACTGGCTAAGGTGGTAGATGCCACAGTAGCAGAACTATATAAGTATACATCTAATTTATTCTTGGCAACCAAAGTATCATTTGCCAATGAAATGGCAGATATTGCAGCAAATGTCGGAGTGGAGTGGAATTCTGTGGAACGACTGCTTTTGTATGATACCCGACTAGGAAAGAGTCACTGGATGGTTCCTGGACCAGATGGTCATCGTGGATTTGGTGGTACCTGTTTTCCGAAAGATTTGTCTGCATTGATTAGTCACGCAGAATCCAATGGAGTTCCAACACCACTACTTCGTTCTGTCTGGAAACGTAATGTATTAGTAGATCGTCCCGAACGAGATTGGGAGCAAATGAAGGGACGTGCGGTGTCTGAATAACGGTATTTTACCACCATGAAGTAATATTTATTATGAGATTGTTTCCTTTTAATGAGTATTACACATGGAATCAGACACACAGTTACTCTGTACATTTACAACTATTGAAGGAATTGATGCGACTATAGAAGCAATAAAAGATTCCTATAAATTAGTATTTAATAAAGTTTATGTACTTGAAAACACCGAAGATGCAAATCAGTTGGTCTTGACATATAATGTAGCAAAGCCTACAGATGCAACGGTTACCCCACCACCGTCAACAATATCGGTTCATAGAAAAAAGCAAACGAATACCATTTACACGATTAATGCAATTAACAAATTAATTGAAAGTAAAAATGGTGGGGTGTTAGACAAATCATATAAGATTGATTGGAATGAATTACAAAATATGGTACTGGTGACTGCCTACGGAAAACTAAAAATTGTAAATACTAAACTTGTAAAAATCATAGATCTCTAAACACTTGACAACCTTGCTGGACCCTATTACTATACGTGATAGGGAGTTTTAAACTCACTAAACATCTAAACACTAAAAGGAGTAAACGTATGTCACTAAACATTGCAGCACTTAAGGCAAAGCTCAATCAGTTCAACCGTCAAGGTGACCGTGGTGAGGCACTCTGGAAGCCCACTGAAGGTAAGCACGTAATTCGTATTGTTCCGTGGAAGGAAAACAAGGAAAATCCTTTTATTGAACTGTACTTCCATTATCTAGGTAATAAGACCCATCTGTCGCCTACATCATACGGCAATCGTGATCCTATCATGGAGTTTGCCGAGGCACTTGCTGCCGGTGGTACGAAGGATGATTGGGCACAATCTCGTGTATTCCGTCCGAAGCTCCGTACGTTCGTTCCAATTATCGTTCGTGGTGAAGAAGACAAGGGCGTTCGTTTCATGTCATTCGGCAAGACGGTATATACAGAACTTCTTTCCATCATTTCCGATCCCGATTACGGCGATATCACGGATGTAAAGAACGGTCGTGACATTGTGGTTGAATACATCCCACAGGAAAAGAGTGATACGAACTTCGCTAAGACGATGGTTCGTCCAAAGCCAAATCAGACTCCTGCGGGTACCGCAGAGCAGATCCAAAAGTTCATCACAGAACAGCCAGATATTCGTTCCATCTTCAAGGAGCCCTCTTACGAGGAATTGAAGGTTGCGCTCGAACGGTATCTTGACCCAAGTAGTGGTCCAGCAGTTCCAACACAGAAGACTGTTGAAGATACTCCCGTCGCTTCACCGACAGCTACAAAGTCGGCAACCACACAGAAGTCTACGTCAGTCAAGGATATGATTGACGAGTTCGACGAAGTATTTAATTAATCACACTTGACACTACGTGCGTGACCTACTAGATTCTAGTGGGTCACCACGTATTCTATTATAGGAATCATTTATGGCAAAAGAAAAGAAGGTTATTCAAGAACCTGACCGTGATGAGTTAGCGTCCCTCATTGCAGAGTCACTAAATAAAATGAACAAGGATAGTGATCAAATTGCATTCTTCCTTGATGGACGAGAAAATACACCCACCGACTTTACCGATTTTATTTCAACGGGTAATACGATGTTGGACATTGCAATTAGTAATCGTCCACATGGTGGTATTGCAGTTGGTCGTATTACGGAACTTACTGGATTGGAAGGATCTGGCAAGTCCTTGATTGGTGCGCAGTTAATTGCCAACACGCAGAAACGTGGCGGGGTGGGTGTATTGATTGACACAGAAACCGCAGTCAATCCAGAGTTCTTTAAGGCGGTTGGTATTGATACAAATAAATTAGTTTATGTTCATCTCGCAACCGTTGAGGAAATTTTTGATGCTGTCACCACAATTATTGAAAAGGTGCGTACTGGAAAGGATAAAGACAAACTGGTCACGATTGTCGTTGACTCCGTTGCCGCTGCGTCAACCAAGAAAGAAATGGAAGCCGATTTTGGAAAAGACGGATATGCTACAGATAAAGCAATCATTATCTCCAAAGCAATGCGTAAGATTACTGGATTGCTTGGAAGAGAGCGAATTGCACTAGTCTTCACAAATCAGTTACGTCAAAAGATGAACGCAATGGCGTTTAGTGATCCGTGGACGACTTCGGGTGGAAAGGCAATTGCGTTCCATGCATCCACTCGTCTCCGACTCAATCTGATGGGGAAGATCAGTAACTCCGCAGGTGATGTGATTGGTGTAAAGGTGAAGGCAAATGTAATCAAGAACCGATTGGGACCGCCACATCGTACTGCCGAATTCCAAATTTATTTCAATCGTGGTATTGATGATGCAAGTTCGTGGTTGGATGTGATGAAGGAAAACAAGTTGGTTAAGCAGGCAGGTGCTTGGTATACGTATGTGGATCCGACCACTGGTGAAGAAACGAAGTTCCAATCCAAAGAGTTTGCCAAGTTCCTTGATGCAGATGCGGAACGAAAGGAAGTCATCTATCAAGCAATTTGTGATTCACTTATCATGAAGTATCAGACAGAATTTGATCCAGAAGCAATTAGTATCACGGGAGCATCCGATGACGAATAATCTAGAAGATGTTGTTCAGTTAGTCATGCGTGCATATACTGAAACGCACGGTGACGAATTTGATATTACGCCGATGTTTGAATTGGAAGTACGGAAGGCGTTAATGCAGAAGTATTGTTCTAATTTACCATCGCATACATACACGATTAATAAAGGTAATTTGATGGGACAATGGAACGTGAACCTTGCTAGTAATGCAACTAGTTCACATAACATCTTGTTACATGGTTGATCTCCAGAGTGTTTTTCATAACATGAAGTTTGAAAACGACGAACAGGGCATGGGATATAATTCTCGTGTCCTGTTAGTCGATGGCCTCAATACCTTTCTACGATCTTATACAGTTGTTCCATCAATGAATGATGATGGTCATCACATTGGCGGTATGATAGGATTTTTAAAAAGTATTGGGCTTGCTATTCGTACATTCAAACCTACACGTTGTATTGTAGTGTTTGATGGAAAGGGTGGAAGTCAAAGACGGAGAAAGATTTATCCGCAGTATAAGGCAAATCGTAAACCACCAGTTCGGTTGAATCGTGCATATGATTTAACCACCGATGAACAAGAAAAAGAAAATATGAAATTTCAATTAGTATCACTGATTGAAATGTTAGAGTGTTTACCCGTTACTATTATTGCTTTAGATAACGTAGAAGCAGATGATGTGATTGGACAGTTAAGTCAACTGGTAACTGCGGAAGGTGGTCATAGTATTATTTATTCTACTGATAAAGATTTCTTACAACTCGTTTCCGAATCAGTTAAAGTATATAATCCTGTTAAAAAGAAAACATTTGATGTTGATGTGGTTCTAGAAGAATATGGAATACATCCGAAACATTTTTATTTTTACAGAGCACTTGACGGAGATAACAGCGATAACATTGACGGAATTAAAGGAGTGGGACAAGCAACATTAAAGAAATATATTCCAGAAATTGTTGATCCGTCGATGGATATTAATTTACAGTTTATTGAGAACAAATATGTTGACGTTAAAAAGTTACCTAAAGTTATTAGCAATATACTTGACAATCGTGATATCGTGGAACGCAATATTCAGTTAATGAATTTACATGAAGGTATGATGTCACCTGACGCACGTATGAAAGTAGTACATAAGTTTCAAGATACCGTTACGTCATTTCATAAATATGACTTGACAAAAATGATGATGAGAACTAAGTTA